GCCCCGAAGGAGTATCCGTTCTGATGACGCATGTATATGAAGGCAAGCCCGATGGCCGCCAACTCGAAACTGTCCAACCCGTCTCCCGCTTTCGGCCCCGTTATCGGGCGCTGACTGACGACGAGAAGGTGCTGCACGATAAGATCAAGGCCAAGGCCGAAGAACTTGAAACCTTGTTCAACGAAGTGAAGGACGGGCGTTATAAGTCGCTGGCGTTCACATCCCTTGAGCAGTCCGTCATGTGGATCGTCAAGGAACTGACGTCTTAGCGGAACTTCTTCGCGATATTGGCGGCGCTGGCAGGCTGCTTCGAAAACTGCTTGCCAGCCTTCGTCGCCTTCCGCTTCGCTGCACTACTCGCCGCATAAGTCGCAGCAGGCATAGCCTTGATGGCAGCCTCGGGTAGATACCGTTCGCCTGTAGCCTGCGGCCCCTGCGTACTAGGCTTGCCCGACTTGGTGCGCCACTTCTGCTTGGTCCAATCGACCAGCGACTTCTGCGGGGCCTTCACGACTTATAGCCCTTCGCATTCCGCTTGAGATATTCGGCGGCTGCTTCTAAGACTTCAATCTTGTCGCGAGCATGACCCAGAACCGTGTTGCAAGGGTTACAGAGAACGCCGCGCACTACTCCGGTATCGTGACAATGATCCACGTCCAGCTTCCTACCCAGTGCCGTCTCTTCAATACCGCAAATCATGCAGGAATAATTCTGCTCTTTACGAATTTCTTCCCACTGGCTATGCTCTAATCCGTAGCGCAACTTCAGCTTCTCGGCTTTGCGATTACGCTTGGTGTTTGGATTAGTGTGCTTATATAGCAAATGGCATGGGCGGCAACGCGAGCTATAAAACTTACGCCCCGCCCACTTGTCATAGAACTGATAGTACTCAGTCAGTTCTTTCTCTTGCTTGCAGTGGAGGCAAGACTTAGTCACGGTACTTGCCGCCCTTCGCCTTATATTCTGAGGCGAGCATCTGAGCTTTGCGGGCGCTCCACTGGCCCGGCCTGCCGCCCTTGTCCCCCGCTTTAATGCGTTCGAACAAAGACTTACGCATGCCGGGCTTCGTGTAGACGCCCGCTTCGTTCACCCGACTTTCGGGCTTCTTGGCCATTAGCCAGCCATCAGGCAGCGACCAGCCTTACGGCAAGCCGCCGGGTTCGGGCACTGCGCGCATGGCACCTTGCCGCCCTTCTGCATCTTGACTGGCTTACCAGCAGCAACCTTGCCGCCAGCCTTCTTCTTCATCGGGCCTTGCGTAACCTGCTTGCCCATGTTCGAACGCATCATATTACTTCCCCTTCGCCTTGGGCTTGCCGATCATACCACCGGCCTTCTTCTTGACCATACCGCCCTTCTTCATGCGGCTCGACATGCCCTCCAGTTCACGGGCCGTCAGCGGGGCATCAGCCTCACGACGTTCCTCCGGGGTCATCATGCTGCGAGCCTGCCGGCGCTGCTCCTGCGTCATGACTGGCACGCCCTTCTGGCCGCCGTCCATACCCCGCCGCTTACCAGACGCGCGCACCGGCCCGCCCTCCTGATACATCATTCCCTTCTTCATCATACCAGGCATGTTACTTCTTTCCCTTCTTAATAACGCCGCCCTTCTTAAAGGGCATCGGCTTGGTTTTGGACTTCGCAGCAACCTTGGGCTTGGCAACCATGCCGCCCTTCATCATCTTCTTCGGAGCAGCCTTCGGCTTCGCAGCAATCATGCCACCAGCCTTCTTCTTAACGATGCCGCCCTTCTTCATATTGTAGTCGCCGGGAGGGCCGACCTGTTCACCACGCGCACGCGCGGACGCCGCCCCGATATTACCGGAGCCGCCCATCATTTCCTCTCGGCGGCGCAGGCGTTCGCGGGCATCGTCTTCTTCCATCTGGCGCTCGGCCCGAATACGACGAAGCTCCATCTCATTCAGTTCGTCGGCCGTCATCTCCCGAATACGGGGGCGCGGAGCCGGGGCTGGCGCAGGACGAGCAGCCGGGCGCGGGGCGGGGCGAGCCGGGGCAGCAGCGGGACGAGCAGCTTCCTGACGCTGCCGCTCGGCATCAGCAGCAATGTCGCCGCCTTCCGCATCCGCCGTGCGAGCGCGCATAGACATCAGGTTCAATTCACGACGGGCATCAGCTTCCTCACCCCGGCGGGCCGCGAACTCACGACCGTAGTTCACCAGCGGTTCGGCAGCCGCAGCCGCAGTACTTCCTGCAATCGCCGCCAGATTGCCGCCGACCGGGGGACGCACGCGACCAAGCGGCATCTGACGGGGCGTAGCCACCTCGGCAAGCGCGCGACTAGCGGACGGACGGGCAGGCACCGCCTCTCGGCTAGGCACCATCTCACGGCCAGTCGCAGTGCCCCGGCGCGTCGTGCCATCCGGGCTGGTCGTGAAGTCCTGACGGCCAGACGGCAGTTCCGTAGCACCCATGCGACGCATCGTATCCGCATCCACTTGACCGCGCTGGACCCGCCGATTAAAGTCCTCGACATCCCGAAGCGCATTCAGACGCTCAACTTCTCGCTGGGCAGCGGCCCGTTCAGCAGCGGCGGCACGACGGGCAGCCTGATTAGCAGCCTCGCGCTCACGGGCACGTTCGGCCAGACCAACGCGGCGACCTTCGCGCCCGAACTTCTCCATCCTCTCTCGGAGTTGGCGGTTCCGGGGCGACTCTTCGACAGCACCGCCCTCTTGGAACTTGACTTTACGCTTCACTTCTTGGATTCCTTCTTGGACTTGCCAGCCGCGCTTAGGGCGATGGCGATTGCTTGTTTCTGGGGGCGGCCACTCTTAACTTCGCGGCTAATGTTCTCCGAGATTACCTTCTGGGAGGTGCCCTTTTTAAGCGGCATGGAGAGCCTCCTTCTCAGTCTCATCGACACGCCGCAGCCAGCCGCGCCCGAAAGTTGCAAACGTCTTCAGACTCTTGTAGAAGTCGCGCCGACCCTCGGACACCTTGGCAATCAGGTCGTCAGCGTCCATAGCATTGATGGCGGCCATGCTCTTAGGACCAAGCACCCCATCCTCGGTAGCGCCTGCGGCCCGCTGCATCAGCCTGACTGCCCGGCGAACGCCCTTGTTCACGGCCATGTCGAAGGCCAGCAGGTCCACGCCCGACTTCAGTTCGTCGCAGCGCAGCGCGTCCCAATACTGATTCTTGTAGATGGTATTGACGTCGGCATCGGAGATAGCCCGCAACTCGTCCTTGCTCATGGGCTTACCCTTGAAGGCCGAGAAGGTAGCGAGCGTGATGCCCTTCATGGTGGCGCCGCCCGGATCTTCCGGATGATCGACGTACCCACCCTCATGCTTCAGAATCAGCGCCAGCCACTTGGCGTAGTTGTCTTTCACTTGTGAGTCATCCTATTCATAGCGTCAGTCTTTTCCTTGGAGCCGGCGGAACTACCAAAGTAATAGGCAACCACGCCGCCCCATGCAGTGCCAAGCGTACCCAGCATAACCAACATAGCCTCAGAGCCGCCCGTCGTAGGCAGGCCATTTAGCAACATGAAGAACAGCACGCCAAAATAACCTAGCGTAATACTACCAGCCAATAGGCGCGGAGTCCAGTCTTTAGTCTTGATCTCCCGGTCGCGTGCGCTGTTGCGGTCCTCGTTAGAGATGCGTTCCAGATCGACGTCCAGTTCCCGCATCCGCACCGCAAAGTCCTGCTCGGCTTTCTTCAGGGCCAGCAACTGCTCGGGTGTCGCCGTGGCTGCCGCCTCAACAAGCTCGGCCTCAGTACCATCCGGCTTGCCAAGCAGCGCCTCAGAAATGGCACGGGTCGCCATCCCCGCCAGCGGTCCACCCACGGCAGTCGCAATAGACGGCGCTACCGTCCTAACGAGATTGAGCAGCGGTTCCATTGCGGGTCTCCAAGAGGGCCAAGCGCCGGTCAAGTTCGCTGGTCAGCCGCATCAGGTCGGCTCGCAGGGCTGCCATGCCATTGGTGAAATCCGCAGTCTTCTCAAGGCGGGAGCGGTCAATCGCAGCTATGCTCCGCTCCCGGTCCAGCGTCATGTTGGCGCGGCCAATAGCGTTATCCCGCTCCACCTGTTCGATCCGGTTGGACAGTTGCTCGCGGATCTGGGCCATGTCGATGGTCGTGCCCTGCGGGGGGATCGCCCGGTTGTCCTGCGTTACAACCACCGCAATGCGGGACTTCAGAATGGTGATCTCGTTGTTGGCCGACGACAGGGAGGTCATCAGGTACACAACACAGGAGAAGAGGATCGGGATGGCCGCGAATACGACCTTCTCAATTAGGGCGCCCTTCGAAGCGTTGGCCGCCATCTGCTCGGACATTTGGGCTTGCTTGGCTGAGTCCGACATGCTAACAGTTCCACTTCTTCAGATAAGCGGCCATTAATTCAGCCTGCTTGGAACTGTCCAACAGGTTTCCGGCGGCCAGATTACAACGCCCGCACAGCAGACTGCGAACTTCCCCTGTATTATGATTGTGGTCAACAGCAGGCCGATCCATTCTGCTGCCTTCCATTTGAAAAGGCTTGACACAACAGGCGCATTTGCTGCCTTGGGCCAGTATCATTTCCGCAAACTTACCCGCCGTTATACCATACTTTACGGGTAAATTATATTCCCGTATGCGAAGCGTCGAACAGGGACGGCAGGAGTAGTTCAAGCCGCTTTTCTGCTTGCGGTTCTTGTTAAACTCTTTGGGGAATTTCCATTCTTGGCACCGGCTACACCGAAATCGTCCCTGTGAATCCGACTCCTTGGCTGTGCGGCCCCAGTCCCTCTTAGTCGTCAGCATCGCCACGCTCGAAGTGACTTGTTGATCCGGCTGTTGGGGTCGTTGGCCGTCTTCGCGGAAGTTAGCTTCTTCTTCATGCCCTTCATGCGGGCACAGAACGAATCCCGGCGCGGGCCTCCCTCGGGTTGAGGTGGTTTGAGGCCCGGCTTACCGGGGTTCGCACGATTGTAGGAGGCACGGCCTTTGGCATTGAGCCCGCCTTTGGGATCTTTGCCTTCGGCCCGTTGCCATGCCGGGGTCTTAGCCATACCCCATTATACTATAGTTAGCCCAATCTTTCAAGACTGATGGACTCGACGTCGAACTCGCCGGGTGCATAGAAGTGCAGCAGATGGAAGCCATTCCACCACAGCTTCTTGGCTGCCTTGGCGTAGGCAAAGTCCCCGTTCGGATCGACAAAGCAACCGCCCACCAGCGCATGGATCTTGGTGCCGTCGCCCTTGGTCCGCGTCGAAGTAGACAGCAGATGCGAGTGGCCGCACACCGACGAGACATGCTGCGAACGCAACAGATTGTTCGCGTGATGTTCCCCGCCCTGCGGCCTGCCCATGACCCCCGA